TGTATCAGGAGAAAGAACGGCTGACTGCTGCTGTGGCAAGCCGGATCATAGAAACTTATGAGATCGATGCAGAGAAAGAGGACATGGACGTGCTTCTCTCCAACCACTATACGCTGACAACGTATGGCGGTCCGGTCATCACCTGTATTGCAAAGCTTCCTGCGGTGGAAGCACTGGACACGCTGGCGAGGATCGAAAGCAAGGAAAAACAGAAGTCCCCGACCTGGAGCAGAATCAACATGCTCCGCAAACTGTGCCAAAAGATCAAAAAAAGAAATGCCGATGTGATCTTAGCAGTGATCCCACAGTACAACAGAGCGATTTACCTGAATCAAAACGGCAGGATCGATAAGCACATCAACAACATCAATCCGTTATGTGACACGCTTCTTTTCTTTGTCAAGGACACACCGGAGGGCAGAGCGTTTGTAAAGGAACAGAAATTTCTCGTTTTCCCATTTTTCTCACCAGAGGAAGAACTGCAGTAAAAAAATGCGGTTAATCCTTTTATCCCGGTGCAGCACCGCACGCCTCAGCGGATTCGCTTTTCGCTTGTGCTGCGGTTCGCCGGGCAGTAAAAAAATCCAAGTCATGCGTATGGCTTGGATTTTTTTGTTGGATTGCTCGTATTGGTTCGCTCGTATTAGTCGCTTGTACGGAATCGCTTGTATCGGTTCGTTAGTACTCTTCCGCCAACAGCATGGTGCAGTGCTCCCCATCATCGATGATATACACCTTTGCTGTGACCGGCTTTTCTGCCTCCGCAATGTACGTCATTTCAAACTGCGGCTGTTCTGAGGTATGATGTATAATTTGCAAACCGTTCTCCTCGCTGAGCCGAAACACCTGCAGGTAGTCTTTCGGCTGAGGCATGTTGTCCACTGCATCCCAAAGAAATATTTGCAAGTACAACGGTATTTCCGCATCCACACCTCGTGTCAGGTATCTGCCTTTTGATTTTTCAAACATATTCTTTGCACCTTTACTTTGGAATCAAACATCTCGTACAGTTCGCCTCGCCGCATGGGAATGGTCTCCGTCAACTCCACCACACCAAAACCCACATCCAGTACAATGTCAAAGTCATAGGGTCGAACATGAATCACCTTTACAAACTGCTGGATGAACGTGCGGAATTCTTCGGTATTTCGTTTCAATTTCCGCCATTGCGTATACAGGTATGCCACATCTTCATATTGAAGTGGCTCCAGCAGCTTTAGATCATGCAGTCTGGTTTCCAGTTTCGCTTTCTCGTTTTCCAGCTGTTCTGCTCGCTGGAGCAAGTCATCTGTAAAGATGCCTTTTTCGATTGCCTTAGTAATGTTGGTAAGGCTGTCCTGCGCTTCATTGTACTGCTGCAAAACATCTGTATGATATTTGTCATAGCTGCTGTTGAACTTTTGCACCTGTTGATTCACCTTAGCAACTGCTCGCTTTAGATTTTTCGGCTTCAACCTCTCTCCAATCAGCACAGCAATGTAGGCATCCAGATAGTCCTTATTCAGTTCCTTGTTGTTGCACATCGCCCGGTGCGTATTGCATCTGTAGGTAGCAAGCCGTGTTTTACTTCTTCCCGAAAACCGCAGATTCCCGATCATCCGCTTTCCGCAGACATCGCAGACCAGTTTCCCAGTCAGCAGGTAAAACTCCTTGCTGTGATAGCGTCCTGCGTTTCGTTTGTTCTTTGCCTTGATCCGCTGTACTTGTGCAAACAGCTTTTTCCCGATGATTGCAGGACAACCGCCTTCAATGCGGATGTAGCTGTCCTTTTGGGCGTGGTTATTTCGTTTCCCGTCTGCTCTTGCAGCTGCTTTATTGAACACAAAAACACCAGCATACTTTTCATTGGATAAAATCTCATAAAGACTGTTCTTCCCGAACATCTTCCCACGTTTTGTCTTGTATCCATGGGCATTCAGTCGGTCGATGATCTCACTGTAACCATAGCCGTCTGCAAACATTTGAAAGATGATTCTTACCGCCTGTGCTTCCGATTCATTGATGACCAGATGCCGGTTTTCATCCAGATCGTATCCCAGCGGAGGACAGCCGCCGGTGTGTTTGCACTGCAAAGCGGTTTCGTTCATGCCTTTCATGACTTCACGAGCCAGATTCTTGCTGTAGTATTCCGACATGCCCTCCAGGACGGCTTCCATCATAATGCTCTCCGGAGAATCGTCCATGCGTTCCAGCACACTGCAAAGCTTGACGTGGTTCTTCTTTAGTTTCTTTTTGTAGATGGCACTGTCATATCTGTCACGACTAAATCTGTCCAGCTTATGCACCAGCACAATGTCAAACAACCCTTTTCCGCTGTCTGCGATCATCTGCTGAAACTGCGGTCGGTTGTCTGTTGTCGCTGATCTCGCCTCATCGGTATAGGTGGAAACGACTTGCCAGTGATTTTGCTTGCAGAACTGATTCATGGCTCGTATCTGTGCATCAATGGATTCACTTCGTTGATTGTCACTGGAAAACCGGGCGTATTGTGCAACCTTTGGTATACTCAGCATCTTACCACCTCAACAGGCAGATAGATGTCTTCACCGCAGCTTTCATCAATGATTCTGACACCATGCAGATAGCTTTCTGCTCCGATTTCCAACACTTCCACAAACTCTAGTTCGTTCATCGGAACACAAGCAAATTCCTCTTTTTCAAGGATTACAAAACAGCCAATGTCATCCATGTTTTCTACTTGGTATTCCTGCATCATTGCTTCTGCTTTTTTCTGAATGTGCATTTGCAAAGAACCATTTTCGATGCGGTTCATTTCCTGCAAATTGGTTACTTTTATCATTCAATCACCTCCATTTCATAGGGTTCTAACACCCATTCTCTTCTGACTGCCGGCGTGAGCGGATGGCAGGCATTTCTTCCGATCTGGTACATCTTGCCGGCATGCTGCTTTATCAATTCCAGCAGGTATTTCTGCCGTTCTCTGACACGCAAAGTATTCTTTCCAATTGTACCCCAGGCAATGATAATGGCATCACTCATTGCAGCGTACTGTTCAATCACGTCATCTGCTTCATTGTCAATTAGTTCATCATCGCCATTGAAACGAAGATTGAGCTTTTCCATGATTCTGCTGTACAGGTTCACGATATTAACGCTGCCGAAGCCAAGCTTGCTGACGTTATTCAGAACCAGCATCGTGGTCATATCAAAGTTGACGGTATCTGCTGTGTTTGGATTGATCATGATGACCATTGCGGTTGGTTTCTCGCTGTCCCATTCCTTCCGCAGAAGCAAACGATGCTCTTTGTCGTCTGAAAAGATTGCTTTGCTCTTGATGATTGTGGTTTCTTCCAACATCAAATTTCTCCCTCCAATTTTGTTTCAAAAAAAGAGGCTCAGCGTCATACCAAGCCTCCCACGAACAGAATTTTTACTTACTCTTCTTGACAAGTGCCAGCAGCTCTACGCCGCAGGCAACCCCTGCCAGAAACATTTCAATTGCAATCGGCATTGATGTACTTCACCTCCTCCCGCTCCTGCATTTCGATGGCGATCCCGATGCCGCCGATCACCAGTGTCAGTACCAGTCCTGCGATAAATTCCTTCATGTCAAATTCCTCCAATTTTCGTTTTGATTTATGCTTCACACTGTAACAGTGTTTTTGCCTCACTAAGTGCCTCTTCCATTGCCGCTGTATCCATGAGCAGTTCTTCGATCTCGTCCGGATTATAGCCGACTTCCAGCAACAATTCTACTTCTTCTTCGGAAACGCCAAACGTGCTGCAGTATTCCAGCAGCAGTTTTTCCCGCTCGTCTTCCATCCACCATTTTGCATAGTCTAGTTGATTCCAATTGTACGGGTTGAACATAGTGTGGATGTAGTCCTGCATGGTAAAGGTACTTCTGCTGATCTTTCCGTTCGGAGTGATTTCTAGGATTTCACCCTCAGCTATTTCGACCTCACAAGCTTTTTCTGCTATGTGGACTTTTTGCAGAGCATTATCCAAAATGCTTTTTGTGCTGGCATAGACGTACAATCCCAGTGCGGGAAAATGGTACAAAGTCAAAGGATTATTGCCTTTCACCAGAAACAGCGTATTGTCGTTTCTCAAAATTGTAAAGACAAAGCTGCCCTCCACCAGTTCTGCGGTTCTCCGGACGTTTTCCGTGTCCAGCTGCTGCCCCTGTTCCAGAAGTTGCACAGCGATGTAGCTATCGGTTTCAACCGGGGTTGGCGGGAGATGCTGTTCCCGGCGAAGCTCTTTGTCGTTGTACAGCACGCCGTTGTGGGCGAGGGCGAACGCCTCTGTGCCGCAGTGTCCATCGAACGGGTGGTTGTTGCAGTTCCGTTTCTCGCTGCCCTGTGTCGTGAACCGGGTGTGCCCGATGACCGATCGTGTCCCTCTGGGGAAGAACAGCTTGACCTTGTGTGCCGGCTTCGGCTTTTTGTAGGTGACGATGCTGCTGCCCCGGACGTAGGCGATGCCTGTTGCGTCTGTGCCACGGACTTCCGCAGCGACAGAGAGGTAGTGTATCAGCTTTTTCAAAACAGCATTGCTCACTTTTTCCTTGTAGTCTAAAAATCCAAACACTGCACACATGTTACATCTCCTCGCTTTCTGTTACCATTTCATTGACGTACAGTCTTCTCTCTTTCAGATACTGGATCAGTTCCGGTTCCCGAATGGAGCTTACAAATTCCGACCAGCTCATGGCATCGATCCCTTCCTCAGACAAAGAAATCGCCGCATCACAGATGTGGTTGACCATCTGCAATGTGGCGATGAAGGTGCTGTATTTGAGTGTGCCCCGGAACAATCGAAACTCAATGGTGTGGTAGTTATTGAGATTGACTGCAACATATCTGCCGTTGCAGCCGCTTTTGGCTTTCTCCAAGATTTGCTTGCCGGTCTTTTCAAAGCCGAATCTTGCACTCCAACGGCTCATGTTGTAGCTGCTTCTGCGGCTGAACGTAAAGAGTTCATTCCAATGCTTTTCTACAAAGAACAGGATCCGGCTGATAACATCTTCCTGTTCTGCCTGATTGTCGCCAAAAGCATTTCGATTGACGTGAACGTGCAGACCGCAAGTCGATGTCTGATGGGAACGATAGCCCATGGAAACTGCCTCCCGAAGGAGTTCCTTCCAGTTCATTTTCTCTGTGTGGTACTCTAAGGTCATGGGGTGGGAAACGATCTCAAAACCGTCTTCCAAGCTGCCGTCTGATTTGATGTAGATATTTTCCTCATGCACATTGGCGATGCTTTTGAGAGCTGCGGCGTTGTCGTTGTCCTTGCCGCCTTCATCCACTTCCAGTTCTACGCCAAAGTATCGCTTTCCGTTTCCGTAGAAAATGGGTGTGGGCTTGTAGCCGTATTCCTCGATTTCGTCCTCAAACTCGTCGAAGCATCTTTCGCAGTAGGGCAGGTCGCTGTGCCAGCAGACAATGCTTTCCGGAACGATCTGCCCGCAGGATTCGCAGCGGTAGTAGTGGGCATCGAAACAGTCCTGGCAGAGGCAGGTGTCTTCATCGGAGACGCTGTTCTGTTCCCAGATGGTTTCGCCGCAATGGTCACAGGTGACGCAGTGTTCCTCGACACAATCGTCGCAGAGCAGTTCATCGTCTACCGGTGTGCCCTCTCCCTCTGCAAGTACTCTTCCGCAGTAGTCGCAGATTCTTACTTCTTCTTCCATTTCAAGTTCCTCCAAAAACAAAAATTCCGGTAAGGCTGAAAGAATTCACCTTACCGGAATTATAATATATATTTGAGGTTGGGGGTTGATACGGAGGAAGACTTCTTTGCTTTCTCCGGAGAAATTGGAGTTGATTTTTGATAATCTCATGACTATATATATTATATTATATATATTAGATAATATTTATATAAATTTAAATATATATGGATGAGATCTTAGTTTTGATTTCTCTCGTTAGAGAGTGGCACTGTGACGAATCTTGGATGAGGAACAGGGACATTGCTCGATGCAATCGGACTGCACGTCAGTGCTGATGAGTGTCATTATGACTGAATCATTTCATCTGTTTCATCTTTGTATTTCATATAGTCAAAAGCACATAATACCTTTCTATAATCTGTGGTCTTCTTATCTGTTCTTTGCTTTAAATAGTTTTCTGCTTCATCCAAACTGATCGCACCAGTAAGAATGGAATAAACAAGGCAATTTATTTGATTACTTTTAACTACGTTTTCTGTTGAAAATATTTCTTCTATGGCATTAAACTTGGTTTTACAAGCATTATTCATGCCTTGAACAAGTCTTTTCAGCTTGTTTTTTTGATTCTGCTTCAAAATTTTTTCATTTTGAATTGAGCTGTTAATTTTGCTAAACCCAAATATAGGAAAATATTGGTTTTCTTGAATTTTTTGTTTGTCTACCAAATTTAATACTTGAACGTTTTCTTCTTCAATGATATTAAAATAATTAGAAATCATATCATTTACATTCTGATAAACATAATTTATTGTATGTATATTACCAATTGCAAGAACTTTAGAAGAATTATCTAAATCATCAATATCATTTGTTATTCGTACCTTTATTTCTCCACCCTCATATATCTGTTTCACTATCGACTGTACTTTTCTAACATCCATAGCCGAAATAGGCAATTGCAATTCTGACAAAGCATGATATATTGCAATAAAATTATCTGTTTTTATTTTGTTTACTCTAATAGTAGTATGAGAATTGATAGTTATATCATGCTCAAACACTTCTGTACTGTCTGAATCTGCTTCATATTCAATCAGCAAAAAGTTAGCTTGTATTTTCTTTGCTAGTTCCGAATCACTTGAAACATAATCAAAGATAGTTTTTAAAATATTTCTTATATTTTCATCACCTATGCTATATCCAATAAATATAATTGGATTATGAATGAACAGAGAAAGCAACTGTGCTCTTATGAGTTCATATCGTCTGTTAAAAAGGTTATAGTCATTTTGAGTAATTATAATTTTATCTGGTGCATCAACACATCCATGAATTTTATAGACGGATCCATATGGATTGCTTAATAAAATATCATTTCCTATAAGTGGATTAAATTCAAATAATGTTTCAATCAACTTATCATAGTTAGTTGTAATGACAGAGCCTATATTTTTTCTAATTTTCTTTAGTTCAGCAATTTCATCATTTTTTTCCGGATTGATTTTTATCTCGCTGAATATTTCAGAAATGTATATTTTAAATCTGCTCAATTGTATGCCGTTTTTCATTTGGTCATAAAACATATCGTTGATATGTTTGAATTTTCCATTCCGGTCTTTTCCTAATTCCTCATTAAATATTCTTTCAATATCTGTGGCAATCTCATCGTAACGATATTCTCCGTTGCAAAGATGATTTGCCTTTATATCTAAATATCTTTCATCATTTTCAAACAATTCATGTGAAATGTGCTCTAAAAGTCCATCCCATGTGTATGAGTTTTCTAAGTATCTGAGACTCATGCCAGTACCTACAAACAAAACAGGGTGATTCTTAAAGTTAGAAATAAAAGTCGATATATCCAAAATTGACTCCTTTTATTGATTGTATCATTTTCCTTTTAAATTAGATAAATATTCTACTTTTTTACCTTCACCAACTCCTGATACCGTTTCATCAACTCCGCCACGCACTCGCTCTCTGTGATTTTCCGGTCAAAGCCGTAGGCAGCCATCACGGCGAAATCGTTTGCCTGATGTGCCTTGCGGAGTTCCGGCGGCATGGTGGTTTCATCGTAGAGATCGGCAAGGGAGCAGTCGGGGTAAAGTGCTCTTGCGTCCAGGATTGCCTGAGCGGTTTTCTCGATTTTTGCTTTTTGTTCAGGTGTTGGATTGCACCAAGGGAAGTTGTTGTAGACAATTTTGATAGAATAATCATAGTCGCTTTTCAATCTTCCACACACTGTTCTCATCCACGCCATATGAACATTAGATGTCAGGACACCGAAATGATATAAAGTCGCATTAGGTATAAGTCTCACTTTATTGCTGCACATAATATCCGGTGTCATAAAGCCCATTGGCACATATCGACGATTCTGTGAGGATACTTCTGGAATTACAATGTAATTTGTGGTGGGCATATTTTCAGTTTGAAATCTTGTTGGTGTATCAGCGAGTCTAAGCGTGCTTGCTCTTTTACTTGATAAGCGAAATTGACGGACATTTTCAATTCTTTTCATACATTCTGGCATAGAATGCAGTTCTTTTGGCGAACAATCTCCAAGCCATAAGCAGTATCGAGGAATACGGTTAATAAATTCTCTCGACCCATAGAAAAGATGAAAATACGGTTTTGATTTAGGCTCTATTCTAATGAATTCTGCCATTTCTTCTTCTGTGAAGATATAATTTCCATCGTCAATAGGCTGATTGCCCATTCTAATTGTATTTACTTTACATATAGGATTAGTTCTACTTTCAATAACAATATTATCTGCTTCAATAAGATAACCATTTATATTTTTCGCAATCTTTACAGAGCCACCATCAAAAATCCGCTTTGGTTTTTGATTTGATGCTTTGCTAAATCCAACAATAACACAATGCACATGAGCTTTCAAACTTGCTTCACTATCCCAACGGAAAGTACGATATGCAAAATCAATATGAACCCCATGCTCAAACAGGTTTTTCCAAAGGATTGCAACTTGTTCTCCCTGAGTAATGGAATTCGTAGAAACAAGAGCCGTTCTAATTTCTGTTCCTGTCATCATATCCGCCGCTTTTTTATACCAACAGGAAACATAATCAAGATTTCCGTTGTTTTTAACACCATCAAATATCGATAAAACATCATCCTTTTGTATGGTGTTCATCAATCTTGCACCCACAAACGGCGGATTTCCCATGATATAATTCAGCTTTTCTTTCGGCACAACGCTTTCCCAGTCAATCCGCAGAGCATTGCCTTCTACGATATTTGCATAGGATTTCAGCGGCAGGAAATTCAGATTGATCTGCATCAGCTTTTCTGTTTCCTGCATCATCTGGCTTTCTGCGATCCACAGGGCTGTTTTTGCAACCGTCACCGCAAAATCGTTGATCTCGATGCCGTAAAACTGTCCAATGGAAACCTGAATCGGGTTATATTCGCCCTCGCCGCCCAGCATCATTTGACCACGGTGCTCCTCGTATAGTGCATCATTTTCCAAACGACGGAGAGAAATGTAGGTTTCTGTCAGGAAGTTTCCGCTACCTGCCGCAGGATCTATTGCCGTACCGAAAGTGATACAATTTAACGCATACACGAAAATGCACCCAAGCGGTTGCATTTGTAGATTACTGGGTGCATTTGAGCGAATGATGCACCGATGAACTGTGAAATTTGTTATAAGTATATTATAAACAATTTCGCACATTTTTTCAAGATGTTTTTCTTAAAAAATACGGCAGCACCGTTGTTCAGGTGCCAAGCAAAGAATCAACCCAGTCAAAGCATATTCCTCTTTTCATCACATCGCACGAAAGATTCCTCTCCAAAGAGAAAAAATTATTTAATCTTCAGAAATATATCTCAAAAGCTTGACAAATTTATCTGATAGGTGTATACTGCTGGATAGTTTACATTGTGAACTATATTTTCTGGTAAAAAGGAGGCATGAGGTATGAAAGACATGAGCTGGATAGAAATGATGAAAAAAGCACAGGAAATTCGGCTTTTTACGAGTCTTCAAATAAAGCGTGCCCAAAAAGGCGGCATTACATCTGCGCAGGAACTGGATTTTCTCTCCCGTATTGTATTATCGGACGCAGAACTGACACCCCTTGAATTAACGGTACTGACAGACTTAAGCAAATCTGCAGTGAGCCGGTTAATCGAACATCTTGAACGAAAAGAACTTTTACAAAAGAAATATAATTCAAATGATAAACGAAGTTATACGCTCCTTTGTACTGCCAAAGGAACAATGGAGCTGGAAAAGACATACCAGTATTATCTGGAGCCTATTTATCGGCTTCGAAAAATTCTCGGAGATGAAAAATTCGAGGCCTTAATAAAATACATTAAAGAAGCTAATGATCTAATGATGAAAAATGGGAGGTAACTTATGAATTTTTATCAGGAACTTCAACTCAACCAGGCAGGTTCAAAATCGTATATTGCAAGCTTTAAGAATCCAAAAGATAAATGTAAGCATATTGCTGTTTATCTATTCAAAATTGCACTGGTTGTTGCTTTTTGTGTTTCCTTTGTCACATTATTTTCTGTACTTTTTGGCAATGAAAACAGCATTGCCGGTGTGGTTGTACTGCTTTGCGTGTTAGCATTTCGATATTCCGACCTTGGAATCCAGAATTCTCAGGGCACACTTGGAATTCTTTTCATCTATGGTATTCTTGCATTTGGTCCGAAGCTGTCTAATCTCGCTCCCACCGGATTGTCATTCTGCATCAATCTCATCTGCATTTTCGCTCTGGCACTGATAGGATGTCATAACATTACGATGTTCAACCATTCCACTTTTGTGCTTTCCTATCTTCTCCTGTTTGGTTATGATGTAAGCGGAAAAGCATACCAGATGCGTTTGATCAGTCTTTTGATCGGAGCTGTTTTGACCGCCTCTATTCTATATTTTAAGCATCGCAAGGTGGAATATAAACGCAGCTTCATGGACTTATTTAAAGAGATTCATCTTTCTTCTTCCCGTACCAGATGGCAAATCTGTCTTTCTGTGGGCATTTCCAGCGCAATGTTAATCGCTGCACTTCTCAATGTTCCGAGAGTATACTGGATTGGTATTGCCGCAATGTCCGTTCTGATACCATTTCGTAAAGATGTTGAATATCGCACAAAGCACCGTGTTTTAGGCAATATATTAGGCAGTGCAATCTTTTTCATTGCATATTTGATTTTGCCGGAAGAAATTCGTCCTTGCCTTGGAATTATTGGAGGAATCGGAACTGGATTCTCTGCCAGCTATGTATGGCAATCTGCATTTAATGCATTCAGCGCAATTACAGTGGCTGTACCAACTTTTGGTCTTGCCTATGCAGTTTTACTTCGTATTTTTACAAATGTATTTGGCTCAATTTATATGTGGCTGTTTAATCGGGTATTTGATCCATTTCTTCTTTTTATCAATCAGATATTTGAAAGACCAAAACGCATATCCACTACCTCTTAAGGAGTCAAACAAAAAGGGTCTGTTGCAGTACGCAGATACTGCAGCAGACCCTTTATTTTATCATTCCTCTATATCACACTTCCATCTCTGAAAGTAACTGTTTTTTCTCCGTTCTCATAAACCGTGATGTAATCAACCAATGAACCCCAGAGAGTGCTGTCAAATTCAGTCACCTGTCCGTTTAAGGATTCCAGCGTTTCCTGAAAGTGACGGAGATTCTGTCCTCGTGTTTCTATTTCTTCAATCTGCATGGCCAATTCGTCATGCTTTTTCTTTGCTGCCTCAAATCGTGCGGAAAGGACATCATTTTTCTGCCGGTATTCCTCCTGATCAAGTGCGATACGAGCATTCTCCAGCATTGCCGCCTGAACCATATCCGCAACAAGGGACATTTCCTCGGCATATTTTTCTTTTTCGGCTTCCAGTTCTGATGTATCAGTCAGCTTATCACAAATCAGCTTTACGTTTTCTATCAGTTCATCCCGATTGGCAAGCAGCTTATTCAGGCTTTTCAGGAACACAGTCTTTACTTCCTCTTCCATGATGTGCGGTGTAGTACAGCGCTCATCGTTATATTTGTTGTTGCAGCGGTAGATAACTTTACGGTACTGGTCGGTGGAGTGCCAGACCTTTGCACCATACCATCCCCCGCATTCACCGCACTTAATTTTACTTGAAAAGATACTGACACCGCTATAGCGTGATGCTCCTGTCTTTCTGCGCTCCATTTCCTGCTGAACCATATCAAATACTGCAGGATCGATAATGGCTTCATGGTCATCTTCGATATAATACATCGGTATTTCACCACAGTTTTTCTTTGTCTTTTTAGTCAGAAAGTCCACAGTAAATTCTTTCTGAAGGAGTGCGTCACCTTTGTACTTTTCATTTGTCAGAATACGGCGGATTGTAGTTGCATTCCACTTATCTTTTCCGCCGGGCGTTTTAATGCCTTTCTCTGTTAAATGAATAGCAATCGTATGCGGTGTCATGCCTTCAAGAAACAGACGGTATATCAGCTTTACAATTTCAGCCTGTTCCGGGTTCACAACCATTTTTCCATCGGAGCCTTTGTCATATCCGAGGAACCGGCTGTAGGCAACACTAACCTTACCATCGGCAAAACGCTTTCTGTGTCCCCAGGTTACATTCTCTGAAATAGAACGTGCTTCTTCCTGGCTTATACTCGACATAATGGTAAGGAGCAGTTCTCCTTTGCCGTCAAACGTCCAGATATTCTCCTTTTCAAAATAACACTCTACGTTATTTTCTTTCAGAAGCCGGATAGTTGTCAGGCTGTCAACGGTATTTCTTGCAAAACGGCTCACACTTTTTGTTATGATAAGGTCAATTTTTCCTGCCATTGCGTCCGATATCATTCTCTGAAAGCCCTCTCTGCGTTTGGTGGAACAACCGCTGATACCCTCATCAGTGTACACCCCAACAAACTCCCAGTCCTCACGTCCTTTTATGTATTCAGTGTAATAGCTTATCTGAGCAGCGTATGAAGTTAACTGTTCTTCGCTGTCAGTTGACACACGAGCATAGGCAGCAACCTTACGCTTGACAGGTGCATCAATCGGTGCTGATGTGTATCGGCTGATTGATGCAGGTATTTTCGTTATTTTTGGCATTTTTTCCTCCTTGGTATTGGCCAATGCTCCGTTACAGAATGACCATCTCGAAAATAGAACTTCAGTCTGTCTTCTTCCACATCGATATGGTCAATTCTCCGTTCAAACTCCTCTTCATTAAATGCATCAATGCTGAGAACCTGTGCTGCCATAGTACGCAGCAAATCATCACGAAGACTTGCAGAATTACATCCTTTATGTTCCGAACATCTCCAGTGACTAACTTTGTCGCCATTTGCAGAGGTGCGTGTGCCTTTCCGGAAATTACATCCGCACCTTACGCATTTAATCACTTTTGAGAAACAAGTCATATCCGCCCGATTCGGTCTTTTTCCATTTCTGCGTTTCAAGGAAGTTGCAGCCCTTCGTTCTTCCGTCCAGCAGTCCTGATGTCCTGTGTTTTTACACGCTTCCGTTACAACTGTTCCATCTTTCAGATGAAACTCTAATGTTTCACGCTTCGGAACGTAAATAACATCCACACGTTCAAGAAAAACAGACTCATCAAATTCCTGCAATCCAAGTACTTTTGCACAGGTTTCCTGCAAGTGCTTATGATTGATACTGCCGCCGACAGTACAGCGACCGCCTTTTATCTTTCGGCTTCCACAAAGCCAGTATTCTGCATAACCTCGGTCTGTTCTGATTTCATGCATATAGCTTTTATGGCAGAAAGGACACTTGATTTTTCCTGTAAAGCAGCAGGTATTCAGTGATTTGTTTGCCAGAGGGCCTAACTTTTTCCTTCTTTCCATTTCCTCCTGCACCCACCTGAAAGTCTCCATATCTATAATGGCTTCATGCGTATTTTCCACATAGTACTTTGGCAGTTCGCCGTTATTCTTCTTTCGGTGTTTGGTAATCGGGTCGGTAATGTATTCCTTTTGCAGAAGCATATTGCCTGTATACGTGATATTGGTCAGAATAACCTTTATATTGGAATCTATCCAGCGATATCCTCTCTTTGTTGTGATACCTTCGGCATTCAGTTCCCGTTCCGTTTCCAGCCTTGATTTTCCGTCAAGGAAGTTTCGGAATATTCTCTTTACAATTTCTGCTTCTTCCGGGACAACGACCAGTTTGTCATCAACCCATTCATAGCCGAGTATTGGATTTCGATTGCATGGATCACCTTTTTCAAAGCGTTTCCGAATGCCCCACTTTACATTTTCAGAAAGACTACGGCTTTCTTCCTGTGCAAAGCTGGCGAGAATGGTCAGCATCAGTTCGCCATCACCCGACAAGGAATTGATGTTCTCTTTTTCAAATCGTACTTCAACACCGATATCTTTCAGATGCCGTATCGTTTCCAGAAGGTCCACGGTGTTTCTGGCAAATCGTGATATACTCTTGCAAAGGATAATATCAATGAGTCCTTTTTCACAGTCAGAAATCATTCTTTGAAACTCCTGCCGTTTCTTGGTCTCTGTTCCTGATATAAAATTATCAGCATAAACTCCTGCATACTCCCATTCGGGATTCTTTTGTATCAGTTCGCTATAGTAGCTTATTTGTGCTGACATTGAATGCATAAGGCGTTCACACTCCATTGATACACGAGCATAAGCAGCCACTCGCTTTCGCCTTGGCAATACGGGCTCCGTAGGTTCTATTTTGATGATTTTACGCATAACAGCTCTCCTTTCACTACACATATTACCGCTGTTCAGGCTCTAAGTCAACGAATAATGTGCCGATTTTCGGCTCGTATTTCTCCCTGAACATTGTATCAATCTGACGATATTCATCCTCCGAAATCAGATTTGCATGAAACATCTTCTTTACAATGCCCATCGTCACCTGGTACATGGCTTCCTTCTGAATATCCATCTTTTTCACCTCCGAATCGTGCAAGAATATAACATCTGTGGCAGCAGTATTTTCTGTGATTATTGCCGTATGCCTGAAAAGGCTTACCACAATTTGAGCAGATAAAATCATACATAGCTTTCCTGTTAACATCTTTTATATGAGCATTCCACCATTTCATTCTGCATTTATCCGAACAGAACTTTTTCTGACGTACTCTTGGCGGCTGCGTGATTGGCTCGCCGCAGCAAAGGCAGAACTGCCCTTTATGTCTGCTGCAAAAGGATTTTATCGTGTTGACAGACAATCCTACAGTTTCTGCAATCTTAGAAAACGACATTCCCTTTGAACGCAATGTGAGTACAGTAGATTTTTGTGCATCTGTCATTGAAACCACCTCCTACTTTACATAGGACGGAAATATGGCTTTTGAGTACCGAAAAACAAAAAATCCCCACGAAATATGAAAAAATCATATCTCGTGGGGATCGTTATCAGATGTCAGCCTTGTTCACCCAACCGGTCACATAAGAACCGGTAGGTGTTTTTCCGCAGTTTGCAGAAGAATTTGTAATACGCATTCTGCCATTTATCACTTGTCCATCATAGAGATAGTACGTTCCGGATTTCTTTGTTCCGTTTTTGGCTGTGCTGGAGGAATACAAAGTGACATTGTTCAGCGTAATTTTTGTGTCTTTTGTATATGTCTTTTCAGCAACGGTATATACCGCTTTGCCTGAATTATCAAAAACGCTGTAACCTGCCTTGCAGGCTTTCTTTGCATTTTCCAGAGAAGAATATGCTCCAATCTGGCTCTTAGCGTCAGACCAGGACTTTCTTACTCTGTAAAGCTGATTTGCAGGTGTAGGATTTGAAGTTGTAGAACCAGTATTCAGATAAGATTCGACCTTCTTCTTAAATTCCGCCCAATGTGGCAGAATGTAGGCAGGACACATCTTGTAAGAATTTTTTGCAGTATTGAGATAGTCCACAGTACCACTTTTCCCGTCACGTACATTCAGCCAATGGGTATGAGTGTAGAGGTGATTAATGTCAAGACCATACTTCTTCAGAAGTGCTGCGGCAAGTCTCGCACAGTTGTCTTCCGACTTCTTATCCGTAGAATTATACGCAGATGACATAATGCATTCAATGGCAATCGTTCTGTGGTTGCCGTTGCCGCTTCCATCAGCGGCGTGCCAGCCACTAAGCGTTAAAGGTAGATTCTGCCACGCACAGGTGTTGTCCACATAATAATGCACCCTGACATCTTTCATATTGCCATTGTAAGTTGCTCTGGTATACTGTTCTGCAGGAGTAGTTCCGCTTGCTACCGAAATCCAATCGGTATTGTGAACAGTGATACCGATAACTTTGCCCTCCATAGAAACGGTGGGCATTGCTATACTGTTTGGATTGTGTTTGGTGAGCAGATACTCGTTGATTTTTACTCCATTCAGAGTAGATGTGTTATCAGGTTTCAGAATTGCCATGATCAGATTCCTCCTTGTCAGTTGTTTCTTCCATTCTGCCAACCTTGGTTTGCAGAACATCAATTGCTTTTTTGAATACCGGCGGATAGGGTACGCCCATCAGTGTGGTGTTTTCTACAATAGACAGCAGCTCGTTCAGACAAAAGCTGATGCAGACTGCGTCACGTATGTAGTTTGTGCCGATGAGAATATCAATTCTCACACCAACCACAACCATCAGCAGAATACAGAACTTTTTCGCAAGACCAATCCAGCCTGCCTTGCTGTTGAGTGCTCCGCTTTTGCTGTGCTTGGATTTTCCCATAATTGCAGTGACGAGACCTGTTGCAAAATCGATACCCATGAACACTACAAGTGTTGCAAGAGCCGAGTCCCATCCGCCAAACAGCGTGGCAATAAATCCGCCTACAATGCCTGCAATTGTACAGATCCATTCTTTCATAAACATCATCCTCCCATAAATTTGATTGATTTTATCATCGGATGTGAATTATCCGATGTGCCTTTGAAGGCAAGATAATATTCTCCATCCGGTACGTTTTCCAATGACTGCATCACGGAAATATATGTATCGGAATAAAGCCATTTGAATTGTAAAGTTACTGCATTTCCTGCCTGTATTTCCTCATAGATATACTGAGCAAGTTCAGCCCCGGTCTTGTCGGTTTTCTTCACCAGATAAAATTCAGCGTCCTGTGACGCACCGACTGTATAACTGAGAATCAGATTCATAGAAGAAGTGAGAGCAACAGGCGTCAGGCAAAGCACAAATACTGTTCCTGCCCAGCTGAAATCAGACTGATTGAAGTACAAAGCATAGTCATTCTCTGTACAGCAGAAATGGGGATAGCTTTCCGCAAAGCCTGCAAGCGAACGGTAACCGTCGTTGTAATAGGTGTAGACGCTCTCACCATATTTCTGCAAAGCATCACTGCCGGAAGAAAAGACCGTGATGTATTCGATGCCGGAACGGCTTTCAAGAGCGATAATTCTGGTTTCAAGAGCGAGGATTTCTTCTTCCTTTGTCTGAAAATCAAACTGAACAGAATCTCTTAGCTGCTGAGCATTGGCGTCTATTTCCTGAATTTCTGTATCAAATGAGTCGCATCTGCTTGTAAGCCCCATGATGTAGTCCATAGTGCTATCCTGCAAAGACTGTAATTTCTGCTGTAAAGCCTCGAAATCTGCTTTATTCGGATAATCCGACATATCAGGCGTGACGCCATCTTTACCATCAACTCCATCTTTTCCGGGCTGTCCGTCGGTACCGTCTTTACCTTTTAAGCTCTCAAGCCATTCAGTTTCTGTTCCGGTAAATCCATGCTCTACAGCAATAATGTATGCAGATTTTCCGTCAGTTCCGGGCGTACCGTCAATGCCATCTTTACCGTCCTGTCCATTTGTCCCGTCAATTCCATCTTTGCCGGGTTGTCCGTCAATACCGTTTTTTCCTTTTAAGCTCTCAAGCCATTCAGATTCTGTGCCAAAATAGCCATTTGCAATGGCGATTTCATATGCAGATTTTCCATCAATTCCATCTTTACCGTCCTGACCATTTTTTCCGTCAACTCCATCTTTTCCGTCTTTACCTTTTAAGCTCTCAAGCCACTCAGCTTCTGTACCAATAAAGCCATTCTCTACAGCAATCTCAAATGCAGACTTGCCGTCAGCACCTTTTTCACTTATCTTTTGAAGCAACTGCTGGTATAGGTCAGGCGTTGGCGGTACATTGCTGCTTTCACCGTCAAAACCAGATGGTCTGATATGCAGGGTTTTCACAACCGTTGTTGCCCTGACTGTTTCAGATGATTCTGCGTCATAACCGAAAAGAGACATCTTCACAGCACCGGCTGCAAGTTCCGCCGGCAGATGACAGCTTGTCTCGTCAAATCCGAGAACTCTGTTGTAAGTGAACTCGTCCTGTGTGAACTGCACCACTTTATGCAGGGGTTTCCAGCTGTTATCAAATACAAAATGTATCTTTACAAAAGCAATCTGATCAGCTGCAATGACCTCATGCTCCAGCGTTTCGATGTTCTGTCCCTTTACAAGAAATTTTATCATGCCTTCACTTCCTTCCACGTTTCCGTATCTGCATCATATTCCATATATCCATCCAGGCACTGAATTTTGACAAGGGGACTATCTACTGTACTGCTTGAATGACCGTCCCAGTTTGTGTTCTTTTTCACAGCGTTCCATTCAGCAAGACTGCCCTCATAGGTGATTTGCGTGAGGCTTTCACAGTAGTTGAAACAGCCACCGATAAGTTCTGTTGTGCTTTTGGTGATCGTGAAATTCTTCAGCTTGATACAGCGTACAAACATTCTGTCACCGATAACCTTACCGCTGTAGCGAACAGTTTCAAGCTTCTGACATTCTCCAAACGCCTGTTCACCGACTGTTGTAACAGATGCAGGAATGGTAAGGGATTTGATAGCTGTACCTGAAAAGGCGAACTTTGCAATCTCGGTCACTTTAGACGGAATTGTAATTTCAGTCAGTCCGTAAAGATTCTGATGAACCAGATATTCATCAATGTGCGGTATGAAACTATTTCGCTTGATGGTTTTGAGCGTTGTCGGAAGAGCGGCTATTTTCAGATTGTTGCAGTATTGAAATGCATATTCACCAACCGTTGTGATGCCCTCTGAGACGACAACAGAAGTGATGTTATCATTTTCGCAGAACGGAGATTTGTTTCCGCTTGTTTCATATGCACCTACATAATCATACATTGCCCCCGTGCCTTTGAGAATCAGTCTGCCGTCAGAATAGAGAACGTAATTGATATCAGCGCCGCATTTGCCCACTGAAACCACATCTCCGGTCATTTCATTTACCTTTGTTGCAAGTTCTGCCACCTGATTGGTCAGCTGAAGAATGGTTGAATTGTAATCCTTTATCTGTGCTGTAATCTCCGAAAGCTGTGACATCATATCCGTGACCTTGCATTTTCCGAGAATACATCGGACATAACCGCAGTAGGTTGTATTCTCTCGATAATCCGTCACTTTGATTTCTGCTGCACCGGCATCAATCCTGACGGCACAAAGGGTGAGATATGTTTTGGTTTCTGTATCTTTGAATCTTGGAATTGACGGCGATGTGGCAGGCGTACCGGATAGAATTTCAAACTCTATCTTACGATAATTTTCGCCGGTATTACAGCAGATACCCACTGATAAATCATAGGTATACGGCGTATCGGAAAGAAAGTAATGTCCGTTTATCCACGCCTTACCGCTGCCAATGGTCAGCTTTAGCTTGTTTGCTGTCAGCTTGAAACACTGACCGTAGTTATCCTGAATGCCGTTGCAGATGATACTGCCAAGATAATCGCAGAAATTCTCGGCAGTATACGTTCTGTCAAGATTCTTTGCGTTGAAAAATCCATATGAAAATGCCATAGTCATACCTCCTTGAATGTGGGTGTGAGATTTCTTCCGTTCTGGTCGAAGCTTTCAATCATACCGATCAGCTGTATTTTATTCTGTCTCAGACCAAATCTGCGGTGTTCTACGGTAACAAAATCGCCAACAAAATAGTCCCTGTTATACTGAAACTGCGTAGACTGTACCGCAATCTGCGATTCGGAAACCACAAGTGGCTGCACCATACTTTCTTTGCCTTTTTCCTGTAAAAGGTTAATGTATTCATCATTGGGAATTGGCTTGGTTTCGCCGTCTTCCTGTTCTTCGTCCGCCATATCCTTTGCGTCAACATACACCTCATAGCGGTCAAGGTGTTCCGGTTCATCGCCGTCACAATATGTGGTGCGTTTTCTCTCTTCTCCTTCGCCTTTACCCAATATATAGGCATAATTTCTCTGCACAGAACTATCTGTGGAATAGGAAAATGAAAGCAGATTGTTGTATCCATCTGAGAAAACAATATGTGGGTTATCATCTTGTAAGATACTTCTATCTGTACCCTCTGACAATTCCAGCAGCATTTCATACTGTTCATCGGTTGTCTTTGCCAGTCGTATATTGGCAGTCCCACCGATTTTCTCACAGATGGTGTATACCCATTTCATAAGGTTATCGTAGCTGATTTGCAGTTTAGTATCTTGTTTCCAGCAAGAACCGGAAGAATCACCAATCGAAAGCCCCGGAATCTTTCTCGCACCTGTTCTGCAGGCGTTGTAATAAACCACATTGTTCACAATCTGTGCGTATGAAACTTTCTTTGTAAAGTTGAATGTAGGACAAATGATTCTTCTTTCCAGAAGACACATTAAAAAGCGACCGCTCACAATGAGATAATCGCCGTCCTCTGCATCTGTTTCCAGCTGTACCGATTCAATCAGTCCGTAGTGTTCTTTATCATCATCACGACCCACAATTCTGCCTGTCCGGAAGATTTCAATATTTTTCGTAGATGCCGCAATGTACACTTCAAATACACCGCAGGCATAGTATTCAATATCCCAAAGCAGCGAAGAAAAGCTGTCACACACAGCCTCCAGGGTTATGGAGAGTTTGTCCTCTATGGGAATCATGTTGTATATTTCAATTTGCATTTTTCACACTCCCAAGTACGCATTGCGGTGTATCAGACGGACTTTAAGACTTGACAGTCCCTCAGACGCACGAACATAAAACTTATTTTCTCCCTGCTTTAAGGTCAGCCAGGTGGAACCCGAAACAAGCCGGTTGATAATATTAGTAACAACACCCTCACGTTCCAGTGTAACCGTCTTATTGCCTGTTTTCGTAGTTATGGTGATAACATCGCCGTCTTTGATGTCACCGAGAATCTGCATATATTCGTCTGTAGCTGCATTGTAAATAGTCGGATTCTTTGCAGGACCTCCGCTGATTTCAAGGATAAAGCCCACTTCATCACCGTCATTGACAATGGTCATGATGTTTTGTGTGCTGTATTGACCGATTGGAAACGGCTCATCATTATCGGGGAAGATGAAGTGGAAAGCACCACGGATTTTGGAATACTCCGCAATCTGGGTTTCCGTGGAATACCAGTAAATATCGGGACAGAGAATAGATATCTGCCCTTTGGTCAGCATCTCAAAGTTCTCCATTTCGCAGGTTTCAACAATACCCTCGGCATACACAGAAATGTTTTTTGTGGAGTAATATATTTTGATGTAGCGTGACGGCTTGACCACCTGATACAGCTCATGCCTGCGTTTCTCCACATCAAAGCCACGCATTTCAAAAGGAATGACCACGTTTCGCTTTTCAATGAAAGCATTGTTGAGGTAAGAACCGTCCATTCCGGCATAGCTTGATGTGCTGACTGTTCCGGCAGGTGGATTCAGTCCTTCAATCTTTGAGAACATGAACCTGTTTGCTGTTCTGGACAGGTTAATTTGCTGACCGGTTTCGTTTTCCAGGATTAGGTGATAGAACATCTGGAATCACTCCTTTCTACATCTTCACCGCATTCTTTGTCTGTCTATAAATCTCCAGCCGTGACAGTGATTTCGGACTATTGTTGGTCTGATTTACTGTACGGCTGTTGTCGTTATTGTAGTAGTTATTGACCACAGAACTTTCAATTCCGCCGTTCATGATAGCACCTGTCATTCCGTCAAGTTTGTAGCTAAGGTCGGTATTAAGAGCAATTTTCATTGTATCCGCAACACCGGATACCGCCTTTGCAATAACCTTTTTGCTTTTGATAATGCCGTCTGCTAACCCCTGCATAAAGTCCGGCATCCAGCTTTCGTATTCGGTAAGAGGTCCCACGTCCGGCACAGAGAAGTGCAGATAGCTTCTGATGGTATCCGCCACATCGGTACAGGCGTCGGAAATCCAGCTGATACAGCTTTTGATACCGTCAACAATTCCGCTGATGATATCCGAACCCCAGCTGAATGCATCACTCGCCAGTCCCTTTACAAAGTTGACCGCCTTGTCAAATCCACTCTTAATCGTATCGTAAATACCGCTGATTGTATTGGAAATCGCTGATTTTACGCTGTTCCAGATGCTTGTCACAGTAGAACGTATGGTATTCATCACCGATGAAATTGTAGAAGAAATGCTGTTCCAAACGGAAGATATTGTATTTCTGATTCCGTTTACAACACCTGAAATCGCACCGCTGATGGTGTTCCAGATGGAGGAAATTACCGATTTGATGGTGTTCATCACACTTGAAATAAAGCCTGAAATTGCGTTCCATACCGTGGTGATGATATTTGAAATCGTACTCATCACTGTGGAAATCGCAGTACTGATTGCATTCCAGATGGTTTCAAAGAATGACTTAATGCCTTCAAGCAGAGGGGTGATAAACTCCACAATGGCATTCCATATGGTCTGTATCTTCTCAGAAATCCAGTCCATCACATTGCTGATAATGATATGTATTGCCTGAAAAATCGTCTCAAACAGATATTTCAAGGCTTCCAAAAGCGGAGATATGAACTCATATATCGTATTCCATATGCTTGAAATCGTATTGTAGATTGTGGTGCATACCGTAGAAATGACCGTCCATATGGCATTGAAAATGGTGGAGAAGAAATCGTGAATGCTTGTCAGGATTCCTGCGAAAAAGTCATAAACAGCCGTAAAAATAGAAACCGCAGTATCGTGAATAGCAGTTACAATTCCCGTAAAGAATGAAGATATCGCATTCCAGGTGTTCACAAAGAAATCGGCAATGGACTGGAAGAAAGAGCAAATGCTGTCCCATATGCCAATGAAGAAATCCTTGATTGCCGTCCAGACCTCGTCCCATGAAGTGCCGAACCAGCCAAGGAATACATCTAACACACCTGTCAGCGTGTTCAGAATATTGCTGAGTGAGTTTACAATGAAATCCCATATGCCTGTAAAGAGGTCTTTTATGCCATTCCAGCACTGATCCCAATCTCCGGTAAACAGACCGATGAAAATGTCGAGAATACTTAAAATGGTGTCGGTTACGAAAGAAAAAATATCTGCAATGTGCTGAAATACGCCCTCAAACAGTGGGGCAAGAACTTCACAAAGTCCATTCCACACGGCTTTCACCAGTTCTCCGAAGCTCTCAAAGTCAAAGCCGAGAGCATTGATGCGGTCGACGATTCCGGAAGTAAGCCTTTCAAATGTAGCTTTTATCTGTTCCCAAATGGAGAGAATGCTATTTTTGAAGTCCTCATTGGTATTCCACAGATTTACAAAGGCGGCAACTAATACAGCAACGATTGCAATCACAGCCACCACCGGTGCAGAAATACCGCCAATGGCAGCTCCAAGAGTGGAAAATGCTGTCTTTGCACCTGCAATTATAGTCGGAACTTTGCTGATAAAAGTCATCAGACTTCCCACCGAGGATATGACTTTGCCGATTACCACCAATAAAGGACCCATTGCCGCAGCAACGAGAGCAACTTTCACAATCGTCTCCTTTGTGGCAGGGTCCATGGCGTTGAGTTTATCAATAAATTCCTGAATTTTCGTTACGATTGATCTGATGACAGGCATCAGAATTTCGCCGAAAGAAATAGCCAGTTCTTCCAGCTGTGATTTTAAGATAGTCAGCTGACCGCCAAGGTTGTCCTGCATTGTTTCCGCCATAGAAAGCGATGTGCCGTCACAGTTCGCAATCGCAGATGACAGCTTTTCAACGTCCTGGGGTGCAGCATTCATCAAAGCCAAAAAGCCTGACATGGCATTCTTGCCCACAAGAGCCTGTGCTGCGCTTGCTTTTTCAGATTCAGACATCTGGTCAAATGCCACTCGGCAGTCGGCAAGAATATCGGAAAGGTCACGCATGGAGCCGTCCGCATTGCTGGTTGCAATCTCCATTTCTCCGAAAGAAGAGGAGCAGAATTTGACCTCACTGGAAAGTGCGGTCATAATGGAACGCATGGAAGTACCGGACTGTGTGGACTTGATGCCTGCGTTTGCCATTAAGCCTAATGCCTCGGCTGTATCTTCACAGGAGAATCCCAAAGCACCCGCAATCGGAGCACAGTACTTGAAGGATTCACCAAGCATAGATACATTGGTATTGGCGTTGGAACTTGCAGAAGCGAGAACATCGGCAAAATGACCGCTGTCAGCAGCGGATAAGCCGAATGCAGTAAGCGCATCAGTGACAATATCCGATGTGGTTGCCAAATCCTCACCACTCGCAGCCGCAAGGTTCATGATACCGTCAATACCGGAAAGCATATCGCCGGTTTTCCAGCCTGCCATAGCCATGTAGTTCATTGCTTCAGCAGCTTCCGATGCTGAGAACTTCGTTTTCGAACCCATTTCACGAGCCTTATCACGAAGCTTTTCAAGGTCATCACCGGTTGCACCGGATACAGCTGCGACCTTCGACATAGCAGAATCAAAGTCAGATGCTGTCTTGACTGCTGCTGTACCTGCGGCGGCAATCGGAACTGTAACCTTTGTGGTAAGTGTAGCACCAACATCGAAAATCTTGTCCCCGACATTCTGGAGAATCTCTCCGGCTTCACCGATTTGCTTCAAAGAGTCCGATGCTTTGCCGGCTTCGGTTTCGAGATTGCGGAGTTCCTGTTCGGTTTCGATAATTTCTCGCTGTAATGCGTCATACTGTTCCTGAGAGATTTCACCATTGGCGAGTGCAGTATTGGCTTGTTCTGCGGCAGTTTTCAGCGTGGTGAGTTTCTCCTTGGTAGTAGCAATGCTGTCAGCAAGCAGCTTTTGTTTCTGGGAAAGCAGTTCTGTATTTTTCGGGTCAAGCTTCAGAAGCTTTTCCACGTCCTTCAGCTGCGTCTGAGTACTCTTGATGTTCTTGTTAACACCTTCCAGAGCCTTGGAAAGTTTGGTGGTATCACCGCCGATTTCAACTGTAATGCCTTTGATTCTGTTTGCCATGTGGTTTCACCTCCTGCAAAAAGGCATGAAAAAAGCACCTGCCGTAGCAAGTGCTTTGTGTGTATTTAATATTTTAGGCTCTTCCGCTATTTTGTAAATATTCAAGAACAGCATCAACAATTGAAGGGTGCCACGCATCAGCATCGAATACTTGACTGCTGTATATGGTGTACTTAACCCCGTTTTTTGAAGTGAGCCAATGATCTCCAGAATGAATAAGGATGCCCATTTTCTCTAAAATCAGATTTAAGGCATGAACACTTTTGACATTGCATCCCATTTTTTGAAGCCTTTTGACAACTTCGATCTTATACAGATCACCTAAAGCATTGTACGGCATACAAATCATTCCTCCTTACATAAATGGCAGTTATTTTTTGTCATGAAAGCTCACAACATATTCTGACGGAACTATTTTTGTGTCCAGCTTTCTTCCGGTATAGAAAAATTCCATCAATTTGGCAAAGTCTCGCACCTCTTCCTCGGTGTCCTCAACAAAAGCTTTTTTATTGTGATTGAAGAACACCTTTGCCTCTTCCATTGTTTGATATGTTGCTTTCATGTTTGTTGCCACTGTTCGTAGAGAGTATTGATACATATTATCATAAAAATCAGTTGGAATTGAAGTCAAATGAGCTTTATTGTCTTCAAGCCATTGAGTCGTCTTTTCCTTCCCAAATTCTTTTAATGTTACTAACACTAATTTATCGATCAAAATAATGTTATGGTTGTCATTAGCATATAAAAAACTCAGCACCTTGTATCGAATAATAGGCGGGAGCAAAGAAAAACAGCTAACTATCTTTTGGTTCGTGCCAAAAGTATGCTTGGAAAAGAACTGAATAAATAAGCAAGAAATAAGATCAAGTAAATGCTCATAGATCTTGTTATAATCATCTTGTGTTATTTGCGAACGTACTTTTGAATGTGAACAGGAATTCGCTGCGTAATAGTCAGTTGTATCATTCTTAACAGCAAGAATACATTTCTTAAAATGGTCTCCGTATGTGAGAGCTTTTACAGTCTTTAGGACTTCCTTGTCACCGATTGTCAACTGATCATCTGGATTATAATCGATCAGCTTCCTTACTATTATTTCAGAAAGCAACCTCATTTGAGCAATTTTTCCACGGTAAGATGAATCAACATAAAAAATATCATGCAGACAATCTCCAAGAATATAAGCATAATCTTCATCTCTAAAATTACTCATATTTCCACCCCTTAGAATCTTTTCCTTTATTATACTGCATAAAGAGAAAAAAGTAAAGAGGCTATTTAGAAATTATCAAAATCCGCCTGTCCAGCGACCTCATTCCAGCCATCGTAATCATCATTTTCACGTTCCGTGAACATATCATTGATAAGCCCAATTGTCAGCAAATCCAGCTCGGTCATGGAAAGACCGAGCTGTTTGCATCTCAGGAGAAAAAGCGGAGTAGTCATCGGCCGGTCAGTCGGGCGATGTTTTTTTTAGACTCAACCTGTGTTGCTGTATTCAGTCCCCACAATTCAATCAGCTGAGGAAGAATCTCATAAATACTAAACGTATTGAACCGTTCCAGGAAATCATCAGGGCTGTCGGGAACGTTTTCCGGGTCGGCGTGTTTTGCCATGATGTAGGCGATGTTCTCGAAAACCTCAAGGCTCTCAATATCGAGTTCGCTTTTGTTCTCATCTCCCTCTTCCACATCCGTTTTCAGCGATGCAAAGTCCTTATAAATATCTCTGCGGAATTTTAGACGATACAAGCGTGGCACAGCAGCACTTGCCTTAAAAGGTACTTCAATTCCGTCAATTGTAATGTTTTTCTGAATAGCCATAGCAATACCTCCTTAAGATGACTTGGCAGAAGACTTAACTGTCGTATCAGGGTTATACGGCATTTTGAACCAGTTGTTATATACTGCATCAGTGGTGCTTTCAGTTGTCTTGGATTTCACAAGACCTGTCGGCAAAGGAGTAGCTTTCAGCGACAGCTTTTCGGTCTTAACTTCTGTGCTTTCTTCGGTGGTTGCAGATTCCGTCGCAGGACGTGATGCACTGCAACAATACATCACATGACGGATGTGGTGCTTATCACCTAAGAACTCAAACATCAGTGCAAACTGTGCAAGTTCCGTATCATTCTTTTCTACCAGAACGCCGTTATTATCAAGGATTTCTCCTAAGATTTCAGTTGCAAATTCGGTTGTGATAAGGGCGATTTCAAGATCACCTGTATATCCTGCATTGTTGTTGATGACGTAATAAACACCGTTGTCCGCATAGAAATTCTCCGCTTCGCCGTTGGCATCAATAGAAAGCGATACAGCACCGGGCAGATGCTTTGACGGTCCGTATGCAGGGACGGTCTTGTTGCCGTCAGGATCTTCACCCCATTCATTGATTTTTGCCCAGTAGACATTCTGCAAACCGAATTTAACTTTGTTTTTCTTGTTCGCCATTGGTTATACCTCCGTTTCGTAAAGCACTTCATAGAGCTTTTCGGACTCTATCCATACTTCTGATTTTGTGTAATAGATTTTATGACGTTTCAGAACCTGTTCAACTTGCTTTTCAAGTTCAGGATTCTTAACATCTGTATAAAGTTCAATATCCAGCATCTTAAAGCTGAAATACATGGAATTATCCGCAGAAAATGTATTTTCTCCAGGTGAAAGAAAAATAAGAAAAGGCGGTGCAGGACTTTCACCCTCGGCGAAATGGTGGTAGGCGAAAGGCAGTCCCATCTCCTCCATCATTTCCGCGATTTGTTCGTAGGTCATGACAACGCCCCCTCGATTAAATTCTCCAGCAACTGCACACCGTTTTCTTCCGCAGGAGCAATATGCGGTTTGCCGGAAACACGTCCACCTCCACGCTTGGCGTGTCCCTTTTCCAAAAGGTGTGCCAGCTGGTAACGATTTTTACTGTGTACAGTCATCTCCAAAGAATGGCTGTTTTCGCCAGTCTTTTTCGTCGCCCAACTTTTTGCATATTTTCCAGTGTCCCTCGGAGCATTGGCGGAGATTTCGTTTTTCACTTGTGTGGCAGATTTCCGGACAGCCTTTTTCATGGCGGTATCTGCAAGGTCTGCATACTCCTGCAAGCCCTGCATGATTTCCTCTGCAAGATTGTCAATACTGGTCATTTTGTCCTGCCTTTCTGGCTTCTGCAGTAAGTTTCAGATAGTCCTTGTGCAGATAATCCGGTGTAACACTGGTGATGTTGTATGTGACATCCCGAAACAAGATTCGGTTGCTTGTTACAGACGGCATCCAGTGCTGGCTTTGCCGAATGAGAAATTCCAGCGTTTGTGTTTCTTTGGTCACACCAGTATCTGTATGCTCCGCAGAAGATTTCAAAGTCACTTTTGCCCAGCAGGAAAAAGCTTCGTCCCATACAGCGGTATGATTGCCGATTTCATCGGTAACGACACGATTCTCCAGAAAGGTGATTCGCTGATTCAAAGTTCCGATTTCCATTACATCACGCCCTCTCGCTGTGCAAACAGAATTGAACGAAGATTTAATGTCATCTTTTTGTAATCAGGATTGCTGCGATTTTCGTAAAGATAACCAAGTGCAAACAGCATCGCAGTCCGCACAGTATCTTCGTTTTTTGTAAAGTCGTCCTCGTCCATTCTGCCAACGTCCATTACCAGATTTTTTGCTGTAGAAAGCAGATTCTGAATCAGACTATCGTCCTCTTCATAATCTACTCTCAGATAATTTTTCGCCTCTTTCAGCGTAATCATAGCATCACGCTTTCTTGATGGTGAGTGTCTTAATAGCTTCCGGAAGAATCAACTTGCCATCCAAACGCTGACTTGCAAGAAAACCAACCTGTCCGGTCATAGCAAAGAGCTCATTCAGTCTCTTGAAAGAGCGTCCCTGTCTGTCAGCTACCCAGTAATAGCTAAAGTCACCGAATGCCATGCACTTGTTGCCTGCCTTGATTTCCGGTACATAGCTGGATGTCTTGTAAGGACGATTGAGAATGGTGTCCGGTACACCTGCCTGCACGGACGGACTCCAAATGTAGTTTCCTGTGTTGTCCTTCAACTTTCGAAGTGCCTTAACCGTGGAATCGTTGAGCACCCATACAGCTTTCTTGCGGTACGGACTTCTGAGAGAATAGAAGAGTTCCATCACATCATCAAATGTAATGCTTGCACCTGTGGTGGAAGTGCCGTCTTCTGCACCGCCTGTTGCGTTGAAAATGCCGGTCGGTTTTCCCTTACCGTCACCAACGAAGAAAGCCTCTTCTTCCTTCGCACCAATACGGCGTGCAAACTCTTTTGCAATGTAGGACGGCAGGTCAAATACGCTGTCATTGAGTAGTTCTTCAGAAATCTTGATTGCTGTTCCAAGCTTATATGCGGAAAGCGATGCCTGCCCAAATGTATCATCAGAAAGAGAATACTGCTGTTCCTCGTCCATCCAGACAGCCTCGCCCTTGGAAGTCACAATCGGAATCTTGCGATCACCGTTGGAAGTTTTAATGACCGTTGCCATCTGGCGGAAAATACTCTCTTCCTCCAATGCTTCCACCAGTTTTCGTTCGTGAGGTAGCAGTGTGCCGCCTTATCATCTTTCGATGACAGGTTTGCACAAAGCCCCTCCCAAACCGTGCTTACACCTCTCGATGTACACGGCTTTCCATTCATT